CCTTTAATACCAAAACTTACTTTATTATTCATACATTTAATTTCTATTTTTTCAGTAATCAATGACATATCTTTACAGTACTTATGAAAATCAGATGCAGGAAAATATGCGGCGTAAGGAAATTGAATAGGGTCAACCTCAATCTTTTCATCATCTAAATCAGACAAGTTGAGTCTAAATATCTTCTTTTCTTTTTTGTCAGTGTTTTCCAAAATAATAATTAACTTGTTCATATCCTCATCATCTAATGCCCAAGTCATTTTATCCATATTAGACATACATTTTAAAATTATCAACAAATTATCCAAATTCACTCCAATAGTAATCTTCTTCTTATGATAATTATATTTATATTTATCAAATTTATCAGAATCCAATTTACTATAAACTAAAATAGTCCCAGACTTATTAATCTCTTTCATTATTAAACCACCAACTTGTTTATTTTTATTATCATTATTATCTGTAACCAATTCAGTATCGGTATCATTATCATTTTCTGAGTCGAGAGTTGTTTTATCAATATAGTAAGGACAAAAAGTGAATTTAACGTCAGTAATGATTGAACTTATTGTGTCAATAAGTATTCTTATGGCGTTCGTTTGTGAAGTTTCTAATTCTAAAATATAAACCATTAAATTTAATGACCTTAAAGTCTTTAAAATGGTTTTAGAAAAAAAATTTCTAAATTAATATAATGTCTAATTTATACAGATTGGTAAATCCCACTATCCAAGGAGATATGAAAACCTCTATAAAATCCAAAAATTCTGCAACTGCCGCTCGTACTCTCTACAAGAACTTATCCGAACACTTTAGTAATAATATTCCTAAATTCCACTTTACTATCCAAAAGGGTGGATCTGGAAAGGGTAAATATTATCACTTTGTAGTCAAAGAAAAGAAAACTAACAACGATGAAGTATCCTTTAACATTGAACCCTATCAAATTGATAATGAAAGTCAATTAGTTGGTGAATTTGAAAATAAATTAAACAATTTCACCACTAAATTTCAAAAGGCTGGTGGTAAAGCCAAAGCCAAAAAATCATCTAGAAAATCCAAAAAATCTAGCGATGAAGATAGCGATTTTTCGGATTCTGATGAAGAAATTTACGTAAATGCTCAATCTTACAGACCTATTGTAGGTTCTCCTATGTATTACTGGTGGTATGACAGTAAATTATATAACTTAAAATCCGTATACCTTCCTACTTTCTATCCTTATGTATTACCTTATGTTCAAGTAGTTAATTAAAAATTATTTTGATAAATAAAGAATTTCAAAACTTCTAATAAGTTCATGAGTTATCTTATAGTATAACTCATTAATTTGTTCCTTTACTTCCCATTGTTGCAAATCAGCCACTTCCAAGCTGAGTAAGAATTTATTAAAACCTTCAAAGTTAGTTTTATTTTTATCTTCATTAATTAAATGAGGATAGTTAGTTATAAACTTTTCAACTGAACTAATCATTGATGCTTTATTCTTCCAAAGAATTAAATTACAAATACTACTAATCTCCGTATTAAATTCATTTTTACACAAATATGACTTTACTATATTAATTGCAAAAGTTTCATCACCAGTTACTCTTTCCAAATTTGTTATTAAAAACTTTTCTGGTTTTTCAAGCAAGAGCATCTGTTTATGTTGTTCAAAGAGTTTTTTGTATTGGCTATCGTTTCTATCAGTACTATACGACAGTCCGAATTCAGTATCCAAATTATCTTTATACAAAGTAATAAAAAGTGCCTTACCTATTTTATCAAATGCCAAACAATAACTATTATTAAAAGTAGATAGCAAATCACAATTTAGTATGTTCTTGGGATTAATAATATGTTTAATTGTGTCTGAAAACTGATTATTTACCGTATTCAAATACTCGAGATATTCCTTGATTGGTTCAAAGACATCGATATAGTCTAGTGATTCTTTATCAAATAAATTATAATAGTTATAAGGGAAATAAGGAATGCGCTCATTTTGATTTCTAATCAAATCAATATATTTATCAAACTTGTTTAAATTTAAATAATAAATTTTATTCTTCTCAACTACAATTTCAGTATTAATTAAAATTAGCTTATCTATGATTGGGAAATCCTGAGTAGTTCCAAACAGAACTTTATTGACCTTTGTTAGAGGCACAATTAAACCTGTATCAATCTCTAGTTTTGAATATTGTGAAAATAGTGTTTTATAGTCCATTACAGAACTATTCTATTTTTAAAAGAAAAATTTTATCAACTTTTTTATTTAAAAAAATTCTCTCTCTCTATAAAAAAAAGTGGACTTTTGTAACATACATCTTTTATAAATCATTTAAGAATAAAAATATATAGTAAATGTATATATGGAAGAAGGTGGAATAAAGCATATCTGTTTATTATGCGATAAAGGATATTCGTCTAGTAAAAGTCTATGGAATCACAATAAGAAATATCATAAAGTGGAAAATGTAACCCAAAAAACTGATACTTGTCAACAAGAAAAGGTGACAAAAAAAGATGGTATACATCAATGTGAATTTTGTAATAAAGAATTTAATTATAGGCAAGGTCTATGGAGACACACTGCAACTTGTAAGGTTAAAAAAGAGAAAGAAAAAAACGAAGAAACATTAAACATAATGAAAGAATTATTGAATAAGCAGAGCGAGGAAATGAAAAAAGAAATAGAAAGATTAAAAACTGCATTAGAAAAATCAATAAAAATTCATCCAAAAACGTTAAATAAAATAAACAAGCAACTAATTAATCAAAATAGTAATAATAATAACAATAATAATATAGTAAATAATACAATTAATATTGTTCAATTAGGAAATGAAAATTTAATTGAAGTCTTATCTGAAAAACAAAAGTTAAGAATATTAGAAAGACAAGCATTAAGTTTAAATGATCTAGTTGAATTAATTCATATATCTCCAAAATATAAACAATTCAAAAATGTATGTATTACCAATTTACAAAGTAGCTTTGGACAAAAATACGATGAAAAATCGAAAAAGTTTATAGCAGTTAATAAAAATGAATTATTAAATGAAATAGTAGAGTGTAGAATGTATGACATTGAAAAATTTTATGATGAAAATAAAGATAAAATGCCTCCAAAAAAAGCGGAACAGATTAAATTATTTATTGATAGAATGAATGATGAAGATGATGTAATTAAAGGAATTAAAAATGAAGAAATTAAATTAATATTGTATAATAATCAAGACAATATTAATAATGCAATAGTTAACTTGCAACAGTAAAATAATTATAATCAACTATATTCAACTTATGTTTCGTTATAAATTCTTTAGTATTAAATGAATTACGTTTTTTAATCTTACCAACTTTCAAAACATTTGGTTGAGTGCACAATACAAATACATATTTATGAATTCCTGTTCCTTCTGGTGGATTTGGTGGTGCATAATCAATTAATTCATTCGGCTTTATTTTTTTATTAATGTTAATAATTAATAAATGTAAGAAATCAGGTTCTATTGCATCTGCATCGTACATAATTAAAGAATAATAACTATTATCCTCTGGTATAACACAAATCTTAGGTCGTTCAGCAGTAACACCAGTATTTAGTAATTGTTTCTCGACTTTTATATTGTTATTATATTTTATTTTTAACATTAAAATATAATAGAATTTTCTCTTTATTCAAACTTTTGAAAAATATAATATTTATTCAAGAATGAATATAATTTACTTTCTTTATCCGCTCCTTTCAAATTATCATAAAATTTAGCAACATCTTCATAAAACTTTTTATTTTTAAAGTTTTCTTCATGAGGTGTTACATCCATAAACCAGGGTTTATTAATATTATATAGACTAGAGAAAGTATCAGATTCAACCAATCTACATCCGGCTTTCTTCATTGTATTAATTACTAGTTTAGGAGTTAATAGATTTTCTGGTCTGGCTGTTTCAGAAATCCATCTCATCATTACATCAATAGTTTGTCCTGGTTCATCTTTCAAGTCACCGGTAAACTTTTTTGTAATTTCAAATAATTTAATCTTTTCGCCATTGTCTCCAGTGTAATAAGAAGTAAATACATCAGTACCGTTTAGCAATTTCAAAACTTCTCCTGAATCAAACAAGGTTATAATAACATAACCTCCGACTCTTAGATAATTATTAATATTATTAACCAAGTTTTGAGTTGATTCTTGACTATCAAAAAAGTAGTGAATTGCAAAATTACTAGTTATCATATCGTATTTATTCTTTTCTTTAAAGAATTTATCTATATTAGTCTTGTTTTCTTGAGACATATTTGGTAATTTTTTAGATTGAACATCTGAATCCATTGGTAAAGAACCATCTGCTTGAATATAAGTCATTTTACCATAATCAGGAAATTTAGATTTCAAAAAGTTATAACGACTTACTGCACTCTCAGTAGCTGCAAATAATCCTTCATAGTCATTATCAATTCCCACGTAATCTCCTACTCTAGCGTGATAAAACTTTTGAATATCACCACCTCTTCCACAACCCATATCAAAAATAGTTGCTTTACGTTCCTTACCGCCTTTGGTCTCGCGGAATGGTTGACAATATGTATAGATTAGAATAGACTTTAACCAATTATGAAAGTTTCTCATTACTTTACACAAGTTAGATACTTCTTGATAGTATTTGTCTTGAGCTCTATCATTGGTAATCACAGAAGAATCAATTCTACCTTGTAGAATCTTAAGTTGCATTTGATAAGTGTTAATATTTGATAATTTTTTAATTTCATCAATAGTAACTGCTTCTTTCATTGACTTCCAAGTTTTAATAGCAACATCCTTAAAGTTACCATACTTTTTCTTATCTTTAATCACACTTTCTGTTTTATCCCAACGAGTTCTTAAAATAGACCATCTGTATTGATGAGGTATATTTGCATTATTGGTATAGATAACTTCTATAACTGTATTATCTTGCACAATATTACCTTCTACATCTCTGACTTCTCCTCTAATCATAGGAAAGAAGGCTTCGTTATTATTCTCCTCCTTCATAAAAGGCACAGGCATTTCTTTATTACCAATTAAATCACCTACAAAAAAGTTAGCAATTCTA